CCATACAGTATACGGCCCGTATCGCTGGCATTTTGGCTGGCCTGACTCTGGACCGCAGTGCCACGTACTTCAAGCTGACCGAAGTCGGAAGCGTCGAAGTCTATGAAGACATCGATACACTGATTGACCAGGGCGAACTGCTCCTCATTGACGAGCAGGATGGCGACGGCGTCAAGATTGCCCGCGCCTGCAACAGCCTGACGACCTTCACCACGGATAAAGGCGAAGAGTTCCGGAAAATTAAGATCATCGAAGGCATCGACATGGTCACCGACGACATCCGCGATACCTTCAAGAAGTATTACGTGGGCAAGGTTATCAACGACTACAACCACAAAATGCTCTTCATTTCGGCCATCCTGGTCTATTTCTCGGAAATCAAGGGCAATGTGCTGGATGCTGATGCCGCCAATACGGTCGACATCAACACGACCTGGCAGAGCAATTACGCCAAACTCCATGGTGATGACCCGACGACCATGTCGGTCATGGAAATCCGCCAGTACAATACCGGCGATACGCTGGCCCTGGTCGGTGACATCCGCTTCGTGGATGCCATGGAAAACTTGAAGATTGATTTCACGCTGTAAGGAGGCCTGACAAATGGCAAGAAGCGAATATGACGTAAAATATCGCGGCAACCGGCGCTGGAACGGCTCCCACGGGAAATTATGGTGGGAAGGCGAACTCATCTTTGAAATTGAATCGTTCGAAGTCGACGTCGAACCGAACCGTGAAGATGTGCTTATCGGGAACAGTGTAGACAGTAAGATCGTATCCCTCAAAGGTACAGGGACGCTCAAAATCAAGAGCGTCATCAACCGGAATCTGAATAAATACCTTGAAGACTGGAAGAGCGGTCATGACCCGCGCACGACGCTGGTCGGCCTGGTCGAAGACCCGGATATGATTGACGCCCAGAAAGAGCGCATCACGCTTGATAACGTCTGGTTCAACAAGTTGTCGCTCATGAATTTCGAAAAAGGGAAAGTCATCGAAAAAGAATACCCCTTCGGCTTCACGCCGGAAGATGCTGCATTTACGGAAACCGTTGAATAGGAGGAAATCATACCATGGCAGTTAGCATTCAGGAATTGATTAACCAGAAAGACAAAATCGAACAGAAGAAACAGGAAACCTTTGACCTCGACACCAGCGTCGGCAAGCTGACGGTCAAGAAAATCACGAAAGGCCTCATGGCCGAAATCATGGGCATCACCGACGGTTCCGACGAATACTGCATCTTGCAGACCGTCGTCGAGCCGAACTTGAGGGACGCCACCCTGCAGCAGGCCTATGGCTGCGTCGAACCGACGGACATCATCGACAAATTGTTCGATGCCGGCGAGATTCCGGCCATTGCCCGCAAGATTTCCCAGCTGTCCGGCTATGGGAAAGACATCGAATCAAAGGTTCATGAAGACGTAAAAAACTAATCCAAGAGGACTGGGAAGCGGCCACGGCGGCCGCCCTGGTCCTCCGTGGGCATCGACTGGACTATTTCTTCGGCTTGAACCGGTTGGAAAAGATTTTCTGCTATGAGGCTGTCTGCCTGGAGCAGCAGCGTGAATTGGATTTGGCGACGCTGCCATTGAAGAAAGGGGGCCGTTAGGCTGTGAGCAACTATGTTTTGAGCGCTACGCTGGAACTCAAGGACCAGTTTACGGCGCAGGTCAATAAAGCAAGGTCCGGCTTCAAGGGCTTGACGGAAACCATGAAAAACACGGGGAGCGCCTCGGATGCGGCCGCCGCGGGGATGGGAAAAGCCGGTACAGCGGCTGTCAAAGCAGCCGGCCAGGCAGACCGTGCCAAACGGGCCTTCCAGGGCATCCGCGGCATCTACGAAGCGACTATCCGCGCCAAGGATGACGCCACGGCGAAGATCCAGAAGGTCAAGACGGAGCTGAACGGACTCAAAGGAAAAGCCTACACGGTTGCGCTTAACGTCAAGCAAAATGGCAGTTTTAACAACATGCAGAATAAAGTATCCGGCATGGCCAGCGCCGCACTGATGGGCACCAGCATGCAAATGGCAGGAGCCGCCGGCCTTGGATTCGGCATCTATGACGCTGTCAAAGGCTATATGGATTTCGAGCAGGAAATGAGCGCCGTTAAAGCCATTTCTGGGGCGACAGAAGAAGAATTTCAACGGTTGAATGATGCTGCCATGAAGATGGGAGCAGAAACGAAATTTTCCGCAAAAGAATCGGCGCAGGCTTTAGAATACATGGGCATGGCCGGATGGAAGACCGATGAAATGATTGCCGGGCTTCCAGGTGTCATGAACCTGGCCGCCGCTTCCGGCGAAGACCTGGGCCGTGTATCGGATATCGTAACGGATGCCATGACGTCCTTTAAACTCTCCGCCTCGGATGCGGCCATGTTTGCTGACGTGTTAGCTGCTACGGCAACTAGTTCCAACACGAACGTTGGTAAAATGGGCTATACCTTCCAGTACGTCGCTCCATTAGCTGGCGCTCTGGGGTATACCATCCAAGATACAGCATTGGCTATCGGGGCGATGGCCGATGCCGGTATTAAAGGTGAACAAGCCGGTACCAGCCTGCGGGCACTTTTGACCCGAATGGCATCTCCAACTAAGGATTCTGCGACAGCTATGGCAAAACTCGGCTTATCTGTCACCGACTCTACAGGGAAAATGCGTCCACTGCGGGATATACTAGCAGACATCCGAGCCGGTTTTAAAAAGTTAACGCCAGCTGAACAAGCCCGGGTAGCGGCGGATTTAGCTGGGCAAGAGGCTATGTCCGGGCTGTTAGGGATTGTCAACGAAACCGACGATAAATATGACTCGTTAGCAGAATCCATTGATAAATCAACGGGTGCGGCGAAGAAAATGGCCGATATCCGCATGGACAACCTGGCTGGCGATTTGGAATACCTGTCCGGGGACTGGGATGCCTTCACAATGTCGCTGATGAAAGGAAACGCAAGCAATGGACTGCGTGAATTTGTCAAGGAAGCGGATAAGCTCCTAAGCGATTTTAGTGGCAACGTAGAAAAAAACGGTTTAGGTGTCCGCTCCATCTTGGCCTTAATTGGTGAGGGCATCAAGGATTTGAAAGATAAGTTCCTGGCCTTTGACGGTATCGGGTCGGTACTGGCAGGCGGGGCCTTGGCCGTTGGGTTGAAAAAGATTTACAACCTGGCCATGAAGGTCAAAGACGTCATCCAGGGCATCCCGAAAAATCTTCCGGGAGGTACGCCGACCGGCGGGAACGGGCTTCCCAGCACGTCGCCCGTGAAGGATATGGTCGTCACGGCGACGAACGTCATCATCAACAGCAAAGGGGCACCAACCACGGCGCCTACTTCGGCACCACCGACGAACGCGCCGGTTCCGGTCCCAGAAGGAACTCCCAAAGGGACTCCGAAACCAGGATGGGGTGCCCGGCTCAGCAGCTGGGCGAAAAGGGTGCCTTGGATTGGGTCGGCCATTGCATTAGGTGGAACCGCTCTTGATGTGGCTTATGCCCCGGAAGGAGAAAAGCTGTCTACGGCTGGACGGGATGCAGCTGGCCTTGCGGGCGGTTTTGTCGGTATGAAAGCCGGGGCCGCATTTGGTGCTTCTGTAGGCTCAGCGGTCCCTGGCGTCGGTACAGCAGCCGGCGCAATCGTGGGCGGCATCGCCGGAGGTCTCGGCGGTGACATCATCGGGCAGAAGCTGGCCGAAGCCTTCCAGAGCATCAACTGGGATTCCTTTAGCCAGGTCATCAACGAAAAGAACGCGGAATGGAGCCAGACCTTTGCTCAACTAGGCCCGACTATAGCCAATACCTTTGAAGGTGTCCGCCAATCAATGAGTGATACCGATGACTGGCTTACCGGGAAACAGGCCGAACTGCATCAGTATATGGCTGACTCCTGGGAAGGCATCAAACAGTCCGGGGCGGATACCTGGGAGAGCATCAAGCAATCCGGCGTCGACTCCTGGGATATGGTTTGCCAGGTAGCCGATGAAAAGAACGCGGAATGGAGCCAGACCTTTGCCGATGCGAAAGAATCGGCTGGCAACCGTCTGGCCGAACTGGAAGAATCGGCCAGTACAACCTGGGAAGAAATCAGCAGCGGCGCGTCGTCCATGGAAAGCAACATTGCCAGTGCCTTCCAATCGGCCAAGGATGAAGCTGAGGCGGCATGGGACGGCGTAACGGGATGGTTTGAAGAGAATGTATGGGGACCGCTTTCGGAACGCGCACGGAACGCCTGGAGCAATTTACAGACCACCATAGCGGATATACGTTCCTCGGCCAGCTCTTTTTCCTTCAGCATCCCTAGTATCTTCTCCGGCCATGCGACTGGCTCGTCATTTTACGCCGGCGGCTGGACGGAAATCAACGAGCGGGGCGGCGAAATCGTCGACCTGCCGCAGGGAGGCCGTATCTATCCACACGCCACAACGGAGCGAATGATTCAAGCCGAACTGGAAAGCAGACAGTCGTCTGGCAGCGGCCCGGTCGTCATCAAAGGCAATACCTTCTATGTCCGCGAAGAGGCCGACATTGACCGTATCGCCTATAAACTGGCGAAACTGATTTCACAGGGCCATATCAACTACGGAGGTGGTTATTGATGAGC